CTTTCTTAACAGGACCAAATAGGCCTTCAAGTTGTAATCTATGAACTTCTGAACCATCTAAAGTTCCTGTAGTTCCTATTCTGATTGCAGTATCTTTCATCTTCTCTAAGATACCTTTTAGTGTTGTCGCTTTAAATAAATGTGCTTCGTCACCCACTACGACATCAAACGATTGCATGACATCTTTAGGCGCCTTACTAAAACTCTGCCAAGTTGTAATTGTAATGTCTGAATCAAACACAGGTTGACCACTATAAATCTTACATATTTCTTTATCATAACCATACTCTTTAAAATCTTTTGTCATTTGTTCTACAAGAGATGTTGTAGGAACTATTACTACTGATTTCTTATTATACCATCTTAATAACAGATATATTATCAAAGACTTTCCTGATGCCGTTGGAGATAATAATAATTGTCTGCCATATTTCAGTGTAGACTCTACGGCTTCTATTTGATAGTCTCTAGGTTCAAAAGGCAGTTTGTATTCTTTCATACAATACTTTGATAAGTCAAACTTGATGTCTGTTTTTTCACCTATGACATCATTGATGCCTTCAAAATCATAACCTCTTTCTCTACAAAATGTATCTACATATGGTAAAAGACCAATGTATATTCTATTTGTTTTAAGTGAAAATAATCTTACTTTGCCGTCCCAATATCTGTTCTTAACTGACGGCATAAACTTTGCATTTGGAACTGTGAATGAAAAGAAATCATACAAATCTCTTGCAAGTCCATCATCACAATGAACTTTCATAAAGACTTCGTTTATTTTTTCTACTCTGACACTAGACATAAGGGTTGCCGTGATACCAACTTACTAATGATACTCTTCTTCCTCTCGTCACTGGTGTAATCTGATGATGCACAAAAGAAGGAAAGATAATGAACGAACCTCTTTCTTTTGCACTGAACGGTGCTGTTTGAATAAATTTATCTACATTTATATTTTGTGTGCCTGTTGATTTGAGTTTATCGAATATGCCAGTAGGTTCTATCCATTGAAAATGTCCACCCTCATAATCGTCTGGTTCTGAAAGTTGTATTGTAGAACTTAACTTTCTAATCTTACCATTTGGTTGTGGTTGATCTGATGCATCTACATGCCATGTATAGAAATCTCCTGTTACCTCTGCCTCTGGTCTATGGTTGTATACAGTATACTGATGATTCTCTATAAAATCCCATTGATGAAGCCATCTTCCGTCAGCACATGCTTGATTAATACCATCTGTTATTTTCTGTTGTATTTCTTCTGGCATGATTTCATGTTCTATCCATCTAACATCTGATTGTCTTATGAAGTTATCATTTACACCCTCACTTTCACTTGGTGCATCGGGGTCTGTTTGATTATTTCCTATGAGACCCTCTTGTAGTTCTCTTGTTTCTGCAACTGCATGTATTAAATCACATTCATGTTCACTAAAAAATTTTCTGTATATAATGCAATATTGTGATAGTATCATTATTGACCTGCCATAAACTTACGCCATTCTATTGTGTTCTTAATTGTTTGATGTCGCCATGTAATATTATCCATACATCTCTTGACATACTCTACTGTTTCTTGTAAATAATCTATTTGTGCTTTTAGTTTTGTTAAATCTTGATCTGAGTTATAAAAAACTTCCATATCATTTTTTAATATTTTTAGACCATCGAATGGGTCATCTGACCAACCTAACTCTTTGATTCTTGCCTCGTCCATTTTACCATTGAACCATAACCATTTATCTTTTCTCATCATTTGATATTTCATCTGAATACCTTTTAGTTTCAGAATATTATCAGTCAATAAGTCTGAGTATTTTGCATGTAGTTTGGGAACATCTAGACTAGATTTGTCTAGTTCTATATCGTCAATCTCGCAGTCTTTAGACCACATCGCCTTTATTTCATCCAATGTCATACTATAATTATACTATACTTTGTAGTATTTATGAAGTAGTTTTTATCTCGTAATATGTAAATCTAAATGTCACAGAACATATGGCTGGTTCTGCATCTGCACCTGACTCTAACTCTATACCACTAAGAGATGTCGGAAATGCATCATGAAATCTTATGAATCTGTTTGGTATATTTTTATTTGTATTGATAACTAATGTTATATCTGAATATTGATTTTGATCATTTTCTATAGATGCGAGAACATTTAATTTGTTCTTTGCAGTTTCAGTGTAAGTGGAAAATAATTTTGTATCAGAAACAGGAACAATAGAGTCTATCCATGCATACATTTCTATGAAGTTTTGTAAATCTTCATCAACAATAAATGATACTTCAAGTGTATCGAAAGATGCTTTATCACCTGGAAAAAATGCGTCTATACCTTGACCAGTCGGCTGAACTGCCTCTGAAAACTGAACACCTGGTATATTGCACGATCTTACATAATACTCAACAGTAGGCACTTTATCTATTAAAAGTCTAAAGTTATTTTTGTTTAGTATTGATTTGTTAATGTCTGATTTATATGCCATAATACTATTTATGTAAATGGGGTCTTATGACCCCATAGATTATTTTTCGTTTACAAACTCATTGAGTTGTCTTGCAACTGCAATAACTTCTTCTGTAGAAACGAATTGGTCACCATAAGGTTTTCTATCGTTTGGGAAGTTGTTATTGTGTTCTACGACTGCCTCGTTTGATCTATAGATATTTCCTTCTAGTAGACCTTGAGCTTGATTAAGTAAGTCGGCTCTTATTTCAAAGCCTGATTTTGATTGTGACATAATTTCCTCCTGTGTGTATGTGTGTTAATGTCATAGGTATATAGGCATAAAAAAAGGGGTCTAAAAGACCCCTTATAAATTCGATACTGAATTTTACAGAATGTTGGATACAACCATTTTTCTGTAGTATTGGTTACTTCCATCTGAAGCAAGACCGTTAGCAGGTGTAGCACCTACGAATGGGTTTGAAACCATTCCGTATCTTGTTTTGAAACCAATTTTTGGTTGGAAAGTATTCTCGCCAACTGCTCTCACCATTTGTAGTGGAACATATGGGCAATAGAACATACCAGCGTCATATGGGTTTGAACCTCTATAACCAACTGTCATGTAATCCGCACCAGCATATGGGTCAACATAAACTTTAATTCTTCCGTTAAGAACACCAGCAAATGTATTGCCTGTGTCATCAACATTAATGTTTGTGTTTAATGCAGGTGTGTAATCTAATACTCCAGCCATTGATAATGCAGAAGCAACATCAGAAGAACAAAGGATAAAGTTACCTTTTCCTCTTCTTGTTTCTTTTGCGATTACATTTGATTCTCTTTCAATTTGGAATAATAACCCTTTGAATTTTTCAACAGACCATCTTCCGTTTGCATCAACATCTAAGTTGAAAGTTCCAGATGAAGCAGTTGAAGCTGCACCAGTTTTTGCCTGGTTGTTTACTTCCCTTACTACTTCTCTGTTAATCTCTGCAAGGATTTCTGATGATAGAATGTTTGCTAATTCTGATTCAGCGTCAAGACCGTGGATTGCTTTTAAGTCTTGTGCTAATTCAAGAGTGTATTCTGCTTTTAATGCTCTGGAAACAGCAGTCACAGTTGATTTCTCAATAGTGAATGACATTTGTGCGAAGCTGTTAGTAGCCGCATCGCCTAATGCCTCAGCTGTTGCTGTGCTCATTCCGCTTGAAGTTGCGTTTTCATACGCACTTCCACTTGCGAAAGGATTTCCTTCTGGATCTGAATCAACACCAGCATTATCTGTATCAGCAGCTGCTGAGAACGCAGTTCTCGGCTCGTTGATACCTAAAGCTTCTGATTGTGCTAATCTGTTTCCTGATGGATAATCTTGATATCTTGCTTTCATAGCGAAGATAAGTCCTGTAGGACCAGTCATTGGTTGAACACCGCAAATGTCGTAAGCAACGAGATTTGGCATAGCTCTTCGAACTAGTGAGATTAGGATTGGGTCCCAATTACTAATTCCAGTGCCAGTAGCATTTAAAGGTGCGGCTTCTTCAAGAGCTACTCGCTCTTCAGCAAGTGCTTTCTCTTGGTTTTCAAGGATAACCGCTGTGACAGCTTTCTTGTAGTTGTCTTCGATCTTAGGAAGATCGGAGTGCTCTAGAATTGGCTCCCACTTTTCGATGTAATTTTCTGATAAAAACATTGTTTTTCCTTTAAATATTAATTAACCTAATGGTTTTAGTTTACTTATTGCCTCAGAATATCTTGCAATATCATGTGAAAGAACAGTTTCTTCACTTGATGCAAAGTCTCCAGTTCCTTCTTCAACTACAGTTTCTTCTGAGATAGACTCACTATCAGTGTTTGGGAAATAAGCTTCTTTGAGTTCTGAAACCTTTTCTGCAAAGTCTTCTTGGTCTATGAAGTCTACACCCTCTGATAATGAAATCATTTTTTCTTGTTGTGATTCAGACAATGTTGAACATGCCTCTCTCACTACATTTTGTCTGATTAATGAATTATTCTCTTCAACTATTTCCATATTCTTATGAACTTCGTTGTCAAGTTTTTCTTCCATTTCATCAAGACGATTTGCGAGTTCATCAATAACATTATACTTATCTTCTGGAACATCAACATAGTGTTCTACGAACAATGTTTTTAATCCATCAATGAAGTTTTCAGTCATTTCTGATCTCAAACCTCTCTCGATTGCAAGTTCGTTTTCTTTCGTCCACTCTTCTGCACAATATGTTAGATACTTATCAACTGCTTCCGCAAGGTCGCCTTTGACAGTTTCTACTGAGGTTTTTAAATTTTCTTCGAAATCTTTTTCGAGTTGTTCTTTAATTTCTGATACTTTAGAAGATACAGCTGCCTTAAAGATAGTTCTTGCTTTCTCTTGATTTTCCTCTGAAAGTTCAAGAGCCTCTGAGATTTTTTCTAGGTCGTCTTCTACTTCCATCTCTACAAGACCAGCCTCGACATCAACAGACTCTTCGACTTCTTCGTCATCTTCGTCTTCGTCTTCGTCTTCCTCGTCTTCTTCTTTAAGTTTCTTGTCATCCATATCTTTTTTCATATTCATAGATTTCAAGTAACCTTCTTCTACTTCATCGTCTTCCTTCTTTTTCATAAGTTCTACGATGTTTCTAGCGATTTCAGCCTTGGTCAAGGATTCGTCCATTTCTTCGTCATCATTACTCATTTTCATATACATTGCCATGAGTGATTTTTTATCCATTTCTTTCATATTGTTGACCATAGCTTTGATCATTTCCATTTTTGATGGCTTCTGATCTTCTTCATCTTCTGCCTCTGAAACTTTTTTCAATTTTACTTGCTTGTCTGCTGGTGCTTCGCCTTTCTGTTGAGCGTCTCCACTAACTTCTTTGCTTTTCTCAGCACTCTTTACAGATGCAACTGCTTTGTCAACAGGATTTTCCTCAGGTTTGACGACTTCACCTTTACCACTTTCAATTGAAGCGGCGTCAGATGATCCTTGTTTAACTGGCTTTGAATCTCCTTTGTCAGCTTTAGAATTAGGTTGCA